GGTTCACGTTCTGAACTAATCCTTTCGACGTCGTGGTACACTTCGTTGACTAACCATGTTTGCTGCACTTGTTGCTGCCACTGGTCGTGCTTTGACTGCCTTGGGGCCCTCAGCACGTAAAGGATTACTTCTTGGCATCGCTGCGGGGTCAGCTACCGCGTGTGTGTACCTTTGTTTAGGACCCACACGACGCTACATCCGCACGCATGCACTGACCAAGCTGATATCGGGCTCAGCTGCGATGGAAACATCTGAAGAGGTTCGAGAGCGGTTTCGCAGGATGGTACTTGCCGATCTTGCTCCGCGCTCAGACGGGCATTCCCACCCTACCTCTTCACGACTTCGCACTCGAGCTGATACTAGCATTGATGGCTTTATCAAAACATGTGGGTATAACGTTTATTCAGTGTCAATGTCCAAGCGAGACATCAATAATGGGAATGATGGCCACCGCTTGTATTTTGTCGCTAAAGACGTCGCACTAGCCAACCGGTGCGATTCCATCTCGAAACACCACATGTTGAAATTTATGGACACCGATTACTACTGCAACATCCCGGACTATGCTGCCGGTCTATCCACCATGGTCATGTATACCTTTTGCCCAAAACAAGTTGCTGGCAAAACAGATGATGCCACCTATTACTTTGACAACGAAAACAACGTGCACACGACCTGCAATGGCGGAGCACGCTATGAGCATCAACTGTGGGACTACGACACTGATCACGTCGTGTTTGACTACTGGTGGGGATCAGCATTTTATTTGGTGGAATCTCAACAGCTGTCGGAAGATCGGCGCATTGTTGGGCTTTTCCCGGTTAGACGGGTCTATGGTCCATGGGGATGGAGTTTGCCAGGTTACCGTTTGCGGCGTCGTCAGGTTACACATGGCGCCATTAACATCACACGTTACCAAGAGCAATCCGTCACCTATGTTAGTATATCAAGACCAGGTCAAACGTTTTGTCAGACCCTACCCGAGGAAACCCTCTTTGCTATAATTCACCGCCTTGACAGCAAGAAATCTGGTGACGGAAACATCGCTGATATTGAACGTTATCTGATGAAGAAAGGTTTCGATGATCCCAGCGTGAAGGCCTCTTTGTTGTCAAAGAACCTCGAAGATATCATTGACTGGCTCCACTTCCCTGTTTTGACGGATACGGGAAGAATGGCCGAAGACAGGGTAAATTACCAAACCCTTGGCCCGCTAGTCACCGAGGATGCTAAACCAAAGGCCCGCGAGATCATACCACCACTTGTGGTTAATGCCAATGTGGCACCTGGTGCCTCATATAACAACGATTCAACCTGTATTCAGAAACGTATCAACGAGACGAAGAACCCCGTGATTGCTTGGAAACCAGTTATGCACCGGTGGGCTGAGGAATTTGCACGACTCCTCATACCGGATGGCATTATGCACACGGGTGTACCAGACACTCTGGAAACCATCATGGAGAAACAGAATCGCCCTACCCAACGTGCCGGTGCTCTGGCTGCGTTACCATTCGCATTTTGCTTCCAGACCATCGTTAAATCATTTCAGAAAGGCGAGTCCTATCCAAAGATCGCAGCACCACGCAACATCTCCACGTTGGATGCTGACCATCGAACTCGCTACGGATGCTACATCTATTCGCTGACGCGACATGTCCTCAAACCCCTTCGTTGGTACGCCTTCTCAAAGACACCCAAAGAGATCGCCAACGAGGTGGCTCGCGTGGCCACCGGGGCTCGGTTCATCGTCCCCACCGATTATTCCGCGTGGGACGGCACACATTCTAAACCATTGTGTGAATTTGAGAACCAAATCTTGCGTCGGTTTTTCCACCCAGACTACCACGCTGAGGTTTCTGCATTACAGATGACCCAATATCAAGCTCCTGGATTTACACGGTTTGGAGTGCGGTACAACACTGAATGGTCCAGGTTATCCGGATCAAGTGACACATCTAGTTTTAACACCATTGACAATGCTATGGTTATGTATTTTGCCCTCAGAGACTCAGGTAAAACCATGTTTGATGCATGGGAATCCCTGGGATTATTTGGAGGCGATGACGGCATCCAAGCCAACCTGGATGTCGCATGGATTAACCGAGTCGTGAAGAAAATGGGTCATGTCTTGAAGGCCAAAGTTATCGAGCCTCATCACCCCGTCGACTTCCTTGGGCGTTATTATCTCGACCCTTGGACTACCACAGCCTCTGTCATAGATGTGGCGCGACAACTGCGCAAAATCCACATTACCCACTCCGCACCTGATGTCCCATGGCATGTGTCATTATATTGCAAAGCCCATGGTATTATGACCACTGACGCGCTAACCCCATTGCTATCTGAGTGGGCTGGCGCGATCATGCGAGAACTTGAGAACACTTATGGGCGCGAGGTTCTCACTGGAAAATTAGACCTCCATAGCTCGGCGCTAAAAGAAGATCGTAAGTGGTTTGCCGCTTATGACTTCCCTCAACAATTTCCCCAGTTGCCCTTGGATCATCCGTTGCCTCGTGCCTTTGTCGCTCATCAACTAGGCCTGACAGCTCCGGAGTTGACCAGCATACTGGACAGGATCACCACCTGTAAGGGAGTGGAAATTCTACAACTGAAACACCTCATAACTCTCCCAGAGCGTGAAATCGCAGTTGGTGCCGTGCTAAATGGCGAGATATATCTGCCGCCTGATGCGCCCAGTCATATAAACGATGTCGGCCTTTCGGTTCCCCCCACCGCAAGTGCTAGCCCCGCTTCCGTATCACACGCTCCTGCCGCGGCAAAACAGTCCCGAAATCGATCCGGCGACCCGCGAACGACTCGAGCAGCTCCACGGAATAGCCCTAGTGAAAGTGACGTACCCGCCTCCCTACCTAAACAGCAAAGGCGAGACCGTCGAAAGTCCTCCGCAGTATCTCTACCGAATGTCCGTGACTCCAGCAGCACGACATTGGAGAGTACGACACAGTCTAGTCGGAATGCACAGTTCCGACACTCTGATCCATCTGCGGTACAACCGGTGTCTGCTCTGTCGCGAGACCAACAACAACGTGATAATTGCAGCCCCGGACGACCAACTGACCCTCCGCGAAGTGACGGGCGAGAACATCGACCCCACCGCGGACGCGTATACTACCACCGACCATCCGTGAATCAGCGTCAGGCTACGACCGAGGGGTGATACCTTGGTTCCTGACCGTGCTCCTCCACACAGCCCTGGTGTGGTGACAGAGATGGCGAAAGCCGCACGTTAAGCC